TTGCTGCTGGTGTCGCTATCGAAGGACCCAACTCAGGTCAATGGCGTAAACTACAAACAATTGTCAACTCTCTAGAAGTAGAAGCTCCTAAACCAGTGGTTGAAAAAGCTCCTGTTGAGAAAAAGATTAAAGAATAATACTAATAACTAGAATACCATAGACTAACGAACTACTGTTGTACCTTTAGTTCTCTATTCAATGCTGTGCAAAAGGAAATACTATAACTATGGCTGATCAAAACGACGATAATACTGTCAATGATAATGAAGACGATAATGACACCAATCAACAAGACCTTTCCCAACGGAAAGCCTCTCTTGCTGATGAGCATCAAGCTCTACTAAAACAATTGGTGGCTGACGAGCTTAAACAAATGAAGGGCAATGTTGACAAAGCCTATAAAAAAGCTGAAGAGCTAGCACGTGAAAATGCTCGTCTCAAAGCAGAAGCTCAAGATAAGCAACGTAAACAACTCGAAGACGAAGGCAAGCATTATGAAGTTGCAAAACTTAAACTTGCTGAACTAGAAGAAGAAAAGAAAATTCTGCAGGATAAACTTACTTCTGTTACTCGAGATCGTGAGCTAGAGAAGCACTTAGGCTCTCTCGAGTTCCGTAACGACTTCGCACGTGAAACTGCTTTCAAAACTATTCTCCCTGAACTTGTCCAAGACGAGGACGGCTCATGGGTTCACAAGTCTGGCGCTAGTATTAATGACTATCTCAAGGCTTTTTCTAAAGATCCTAATAAGGATTTTCTCTTTAAACCTAAAGAAAACTCAGGTGCTGGCTCAAACTCGAACAAGAACTCTGCTTCAATGTCACGTCCAAAGACTCTCTCTGGCATGACTACTGAAGAGCTACTTGCTCTTGCTGAATCAGGTAAACTCGGAACAGTGACTTTCTAAGTCACAAATAATCTAAAAAAGGTACAACAAAATGGCTATTAATCATCTAAACTTTCAGAACGTAGCAGTTGCTATCTCTGCTTATGCAGAAGAGCGCTGGACCGAAGAAAAGCGTATTAACTCAACTGGTATGGTTGCTGCTTCAACCGAGCTAGACCCATCAGGCGAAGGCTTCGCTGGTCAGCTACGCTGGTACAAACCACTATCAGCTACCATCAACAACGCTTCACTAACCACTGCTACTGATGGTACTTATTCTTCAATCTCAACCGACATTGCTAACTATGTTAAGAATGCTCGCACCATCGGTGCTGAACAGGTTAACCTACAGCGCATTATCTCACAGCAGGACGGCCTAGCTTTCTTCGCTCGTAACTTTGCTCAGTCACGTGCTCAGGACGAGCATAACGCTGTTCTAAACATCATGAAGGGCGTTGCTGCTTCTGAAGTTGCTCTTGGTGCTGGTATTGTCGGCTTCGACACTGTTCCTTCAGGTTCAGTTGGTGCTTTCGTTGACGTTAACGCTGCTGGTGCTTTCGGTGCCGCTGCTACTGGCGCTGGCGATGCTCGTAAGCTAGTTGACTCTTCAGAAATCGGTGCTGCTCGTGGTGAGCGTCTATTCCGCGCTATGGGTATGTTCTACAAGGACTACGAACCAGACTTCGTTTACATGGTAACTTCACCTGAAGTTCTTGCTGACCTTCGTGCAGCTAACCTAATCGACCAAGACCGTGTTCGTGACGGTAACCTAGATTTCCAAACCATCTTCGGTGGTAAGTTCCGTCTAGTCCTAACTCGTGCTGCTCAGGGCAACCTTGCTGCTTCAGCTAACGTTAATGACCAGTCAACCAAGACAACCTTCCTTGTCAAGCCTGGTTCAGTTGCTTTCCGCGAAATCCCAATGCCAGTCGCTACCGAAGTTGATCGTAATCCTGCTAGCTATGCTGGTGGTGGTTCAACCAACATCTGGTATCGCTATGGCTTCGTTGCTCATCCTATGGGCTACGACTGGGTTGGCGCAACCAACAATTTCGCTACCAACTCAACCCTAGGGGCTGCTGCCTCATGGACCCGTACTATGGATCCACTAAACCTAGGTATTCTCCCCATTCTACACGCTTAATCGGTGGTGTATCATGGCTGAAAAACCAGTTTATGTAACAACCGCTACTGGCGTATCAGTAGACGTAGAAGCTTTCATCACTAAATTCAAGCTTGAAGCTAACGATGATCAGCTAATGACTCATCTACGTCGCTATGCTCGCCGCTGTGTAGCTGTAGCACCTTAACTTGAGGAGGCATCATGGCGCTAATTTTATTTGAAAACTCTTACTTAGAGTCTGCTGACGATTATCTTGCAGACAACCCTTTTTGGGAAGCTGCAGATACAGATGCTCAAGAACAGGCGCTAGTTGATGCAACTCGAATTCTGGACCAAAATGAATGGATTGGGACGGCGGTAACGTCGTCTCAGTCTCTTGCTTGGCCTAGAGCTAAACTTAGTTTCTTTGATCCTGTACTTTCTCTTCATGTTCCTGTTGAACAAGGAGAAATCCCTATTCGCCTAGAAAAAGCTGTGGCTTATCTAGCACTTCACTTAGTAAAACACCCAACAGTAATTAAAGGTTATGAGGTAACTTATGACTCTATCAGTATTGGTCCTATTAGCTTAGCTAACAGTGATGCTGGCAGAAGCTCTTCTCCTCAAGTTCCTTTAGTACCTGCTGAGATTAATAAGCTTATTGCTCCTTTAATCTTTAGCCAAGGTTACACTGCTGCAGGGGGCTGGTGGAGGTCAAACTAATGAGCCTACTACAAACAGTAGAGTCTGCAGTTGATCAAGCCTTTCAAGCTGCTGGTGACTTAGTACAGTTAGGTGTTCTTCTTGAAGAAACAGCTACAGGATTTAATTTCGGCACAGGCACTTTAATTTCTGATGAACAACCTTATTCAGTGGAGTTTATTGAAGTTAGTTCTGTGTTAGACAAAGATTTAAATATCGTAAAGGAATTAGTTATTAGAACTAGAGATCTAGATGGTTCTCGTTATTCAACTATTAGTTTTGGAAACAAGACTTATCGGTTTGAAAAACTTGAGACTTATCCAGGAATTACGCAATTAACAGTAAGGAGTGTTTGATGTTTCAAGATATCATAGACACTTTTTATTCGTTACCACAAAATAACTTACTAGCAAATTTGCCCGTTTATCCGGCTGATTACCGAGGAACAATCTCTGCCGTTCCTTTTTTGAAGCTTAATATTGTAACCGGAAAAGCAAATCAATTTGCCTATAGAGATAACAAATTAGTTACTGGTCTCGTCATTGTAAGTATTTATTACCCCGCTGGTAGTGGACAAAAAGAACCTACTACAATTGCTAACTCCTTAGATCTTGTATTCCAAAATCAATTCTTAGCTTACGGTATTCAAACTAGTGTAAGCTCCTTACAATTCATTGGACCAGATCCCGATGACTCAACTCTTTCAAGAGCAGATTACTCTGTTCCTTTTTCTTACTATGGAGAATAACTAATGACTTTCCCAACTTCAATTTCAGCTGCACAGTTCTCAGCTCTTGCTGTTTCTCGTGATGCAGTTCCAACCTCTCTAACTGAGAGCAATCTTAAAGCTAACTTTGCTACTGCTGCAGACTTTGTCGAAATCGACAATATTCGTGACATGCCTAGCTTTGGTACTCCTGCTAACATCGTTAAAGTTCCTGTTTATGGCCAGGCTCAGACCCAGTCTATCGGTGCTCAGTCAGATGCCCCTGACCTAGAACTAACCATTAACTACATCCCTTCAGAGTGGGCAAAGAACAACGCTTCTTTCGCTTCAACTGGTACCCTAGGTGATGCAGTTGCTGATGGTGTTGCAAAGGTATTCCAGTTCGCACTACTTCCCGCTAAGCCCCCAGCGCTAACTACTGCTTTAACTGCTGGCGTTGGTGGTACTCTTGCTGCTCCTGTACCAAATGCTCTCATCTACTTCGTAGGTAAAGTTGAATCACTACTTGTCAACCCTGCTCGTGATGACGCTTCAACTGCTACTGTAGCTCTTTCAATCCAGTCCGACTTCTTCGGTCCTTTCACTATTACTGCTACAAGCTAATTTAGGAAGGCCCCTTGACTAACGTCAGTTGAGGGGCCAACCTTTACATAGGTATATACATGAATAAACCATTTTCAAATAACTATGTCATCAAAGAGACATTAAAACATATGCAATCTAGTGTAGCTATTTCTACACAAAAAACAATCGCACGGCTACCTGAATTTCAAGGTCAACCAGAAAAAGTACAAGAAGTAATGACTACTCTTGCTAATCTTGGTAAACTTAATTCTATGATTGAGTCAATTCGCGAAAATAATGAAGATATTCTAGGAGATAAAGAATGAAACATCTAGTCGGTAAAGCACAAAAAACAGTAAAAGTTAAATTTATGGATGGTGAAACTGTAGAAGTAAAAAAGCTTACTGTTTCTCAGGTAAAGGACTTTCAATCACAATTAGATGCTATTAAAGAAAAAGACTCTACCGATTCAGGCCTTCAAATCCAACGTAGTGTAATTCGTATGGGTGTTGTAGGTGCGGAAGATCTTACAGATGAAGAACTAGATTCTTTCCCATTAGACGAAGTAGTAAATCTCGCTCAAAAAGTACTTGAGCTAGCAGGCGTGCGTTCGGCAGAGGGAAACGACTCAGTGAAGAAGAATTAAATTACTACGAGATAGCTTATAATTTAAAATTAACTTTACAAGAGCTTAATGAGTTGTCTTATGAAGAAATGCTAGGCTGGTCAGAATACTTTAGGAGAAGACCAGTTGGATGGCGAGAAGACAATAGAGCAGCAATTATTGCTATGTCTTTTGGCGGATCTAAACTAAAGCCAAGTGATTTATTTAGCTCTTTAAAAGTTATAGAAGATGAAAACAAAGCAGTAGACAACTCTACTACAGTTGGCCAAAAATTCTTCGAAAGATTTAAACATAAACTTACAGAGGAGATTCCTTTTAATGCTTAATATTACTTTTAATAGGACTCTCTTTTCTAAAAAAATAAAAGCTGAAGTAGAACAGCAGTTTAAACAACAAACTAAAAAATTATTAGAAGATTTAGAAGATGCTACACCTGTAGATACAGGCTTAGCTAGAAATAGCTGGTCTTTAGAGTTTAAAGATAGCACTACAGCTACTATTTCAAATTCTCAA